CTCTTAAGGGCCCGCCAGTCTGGTTTCCGTATAAACGGACCAGACCCGATCGTCTCTTCGATCTAAAACTAAGCTTCTCATGGGGAGAGAAGAGTTCAAGAATATGAGCCATAATGGCACCAGGGAAACCTGCGAGAGCAACTTATATTCCAACTAGAGTCTGGATTATTTAGTCCTATTCAAGATTAATTTAAATTAATCTTAGATACGATCTTATCAAACTTTAATTGTATATGGCTAAACTTAAAGCAAAACCTGAGCAACCAGAGCAATCTCTGATTACCCAGACATTATCTAAGTGTTCAACAAGCCGAGACGAGGCATTAAAATGCACCGACCCGGTTGAAGTCCAAAAGCATATTAATGATGTCATCAAGACCTTAAAAGATCTTGCTGAACTTCAGAGTGCTATTGGAAAATATCGTAAAGAAATGGGATTGCACTCACAATCTCTTCGTAAAGCGCGACCTAAAGGACGCCCTCAACAAGGAGATCGACGTGAAATCAATGGTAAAACCTACGTTTACTTTGATGGAATCTACAACGAAATCGCTGTAGTCCCCAACTGAGAAAACATAATATTTCCCATAGAACTAAACCCCAATTTGTCAGATTTAAATCTGATAAATTGAAATCAGTTCTCAAAACTTTACAAAATAAACCACCTTTACCTTTTAAGGTAAAGAAACAAATCTTTATGTTTGAGCAAGGACGTTTTAAAACGTTCTTGTTTAAATATGTAAAATTTGTTAAGTTGACTTTGCAGGTCGACATTTCTAATTATTTGAATCAAACCATTAATTTATACGAATATTTCGCTATTACTAAAGGTCCGTTGTTTGCTGTGAAATTGTTTAAACAATTTTACGACATCACATTACGAAACGTTACTAGTAACGATTATACTCCTATTAAGTTCTTTAAATCTAACAGCTCTGGATATCCTAAAAATTTAGAATATCTAGAACCGTTAAATAAAGGGACTCTTAATGAGAGAAGAGCGAGCCTTTCAATTTTACAAGTTATTAAACTTGTTGAAGTGAAAGACCAAAACTTCTCAATTCAAACCATCATCGGGGAACCTTTAATTCCTAAGGATTTAGATCCTAATAAACAGTTAGAAGTAGGTAACTACCTCTCACGATTTATTACCAAATTTGGTAATAATAACCTAAAAATAGATTTAAATAAATTTTTAGATTGTTATAAACAAACTCTAGAAAGTATGTTTCCCGATAATAGACAAAATGAAAGACGCAATAGAATTAATAAATTAAGTTCATTACATATCTCAGGTCGAAATGGACCAAATGGTCCAGGCTTGATTACCGTAGTATTAGACTACGATAGCCTAGCTAACCCGAGAGATGGAAATACCGAATTATTAAATTCAATTCTTGAAATCTCAAAGATGACAAATAATCATGATTTACTATCATTGCTAAAAGGTTTTGACGAAGAAGTATATACTTTCTCATCAAAAACTAATGCAGTCCCTATTCACTCAAAGATCTCTTTAAAAAGAGAACCTTGGGGAAAGACACGACCATTTGCTATCTGCGATTATTTCAGCCAATCAGCCCTTAGAGGGTTTCACAAATTCTTATTTGAGGAACTTGAGGAACTCCCTGAGGACGGAACTTTTAAGCAGGATTCAGTTAGTGAAGCTGTAAGAAAATGGACAGAGTCTAAACCTAGTTATAAAACTAGAATAGAATCTGCCGATTTATCTTCAGCAACTGACCGAATTCCGGTTGAGGTTCAAGCTGAAATTGTTGCAAAGATTGCAGGAAAAGCGTTTGCAAGACAATGGTTAAATATCGCCACTGAACGGGAGTTTAAACTTCCGAATAGTGATAATAAAGTTAAATATAAAACAGGAAACCTATGGGATTAGTATCCT